CGCCCTCGCTGCGCGCTACGGGACTCCCATCACCGGCCCCGAATCGCTCGAGCTCATCCGCTCCATCTCCGCCCGCCTCGTCGCCGCCCGCGTCTGGGCCGTCGTCTTCACCGGCCAGACCGGGGAGCCCGGCATCCCCACCGACTGGAAGGAGGCCCGCAAGCTGCTCGACGCGCTGGGCGACGGGACCAGCCTGTTATCCGACGCGGAGAGCCTCGGCGCGAGCAGCTCGAGCGCTCCCGGCCAGGTCATCCATTCCTGGCCGGCGGTGAAGCGCCGCCCCGGCGACCTCGAGGAGCGCGAATCCGAAGTGCGCATGGACCAGAAGTTCTAATGAGCGCCCCTGGCACAACCGCCGCCCGCGTCTCATTCCGCGTCTCCGTCCTCGGGGAGATGCAGCTCCACCGCGCCCTCCAGGGGCGCATCCGGGCGACCTCGGATCTCTCCCCCGCCTTCGAGCGGATCGCCGATGACTTCGAGGAAACCGAGCAGCGACAGTTCGAGAGCGAGGGCGGCTTCGAGGGCAATCCGGGCTGGGCTCCGCTCTCCGAAAAGTACGCCGCGTGGAAGGCGAAGAAGTATCCCGGCGGGCGGATCCTCACCGCCACCGGCAAGCTGCGCGACGCGCTCACCGGCGGCGCCGGATCCATCCGCAAGGTCGATCCCCTCCGCCTGGAGGTCGGCGGCTCCGTGATCGTCGGCAAGGGCCGCCGCTGGGATCTCGGCGCACTCCACCAGACCGGCACCACGCGCGGGATGCCCGCCCGCAAGCCCATCAACCTCTCCCGCAACCAGCGCCACCGCCTGATCCGTTTCCTCACTGACCACCTCCGCCTCGAGGGGCGCGACTGATGGCCACCTCCACCCCCACCCTCATCGACCTCATCCTCGCCGAGATCGAGGCCCACCTGCCCGCGCTCCTGACCGCGCAGGAGCTCGACCATCCGAAGCAGTACTTCTATGGCGACCCGGATTTCACGCCCACCACCCGGACCCCCACCATCGCCGTGGACATCCCCGACCTCGACCAGCAAGGCGGGATCGGCGGCGGCGGCAAGCGCGGCAACTCCATCCTCGTGTACATCCTCCTCAGCGCCCCCAAGCCCGAGGCGCTCTCCCGCTCGATCGACACCTATGTGGATCTCATTGTCGCAGTTCTCGAATCCGAAGTCGTCTCCGGCACTGCCAAGCTCGGCGTGAGTCGCGCCGATTTCACCCCTACCCTCACCGGCGCCAATCGCCTCTTCGGCGGCGCTTGTATCGAAGCACGCCTCACGAAATCCCGCAACCGAGGAGACTCCTGATGGCCGAGACCGGATTCGTCCAAGCATTTCTCTGGGATGAGCAGGGCGAGACCCCCGACTACAACTCCGGCGGCCTCGTCGTCGGCGGTTCCATGCCGATCGCCTCCCCCGACTCCCGCCGCTCCGGCATCGGGGGCCAGGCCGCCTGGTCCGCCGGCGTCATCCTGCCCAGCGCCTCCCCCGAGGTGGAGGTCACCGCCGACACGAAGACCCTCATCACCTATGCCATCCGCGACTCCTACCCCGCCGGAGCGCTCACCGCCATCATGTGTCACGTCGGCACGGCCGAGCATGACTGGCTGCTCGAGAACGCGCTCATCCGCTCGCTGCGCCTCTCGGGCTCTCCCGACAATCCCCTCCGCGCCGGATTCGATATCGCCGCCCTGACCGTCACCAAGGCCGCCGCGGGCGCCGAAGAGGAGGCCGTCGGCACCCTGCTCGACTGGTATCACGGCAGCGTCCTCATCGGCGTGTTGCCCTACGACTGCCGCTCTTTCGACTGCACCATCAACAACAACGTCCGCGCCAACGCCAACCTCGACGCGAAGACGCCTACCTTCGCCCGCTTCCCCGGCGGCTTCTCCCTCGGGACCGAGGAGGTCAGCCTCCGTCTGAACCTCGGCACCTACCTCAACTACGACATCCTCGCCGATGATCCCGCCCGGGATATCGCGGTCAGCATCAGCTACACCGATGGCGTGACGACGATCACCCTCGCCTTCACCAACCTCGCCATCGTCGGCGGGATCACCATGCCCTTCCAGGCCGGTGGCGATGATGTCCTCTGGGATCTCGAGCTCCAGGGCGCGCCCGGCTGTCTCAAGATCACGTAGTTGCGCTCCGGACCAACCGGGACGGAGTGGCGATGGGCGGTGGACGCCCGAGAAAGGCGGCAACCATGGCGGCAAGCCACACTGTGGCGAGCGGAAGCATCACTCTCGGCGGCGTGGAGCGCCCTTGGTCCTCCCCCACGATCGGCGACCTCGAGGAGTTCGAGCGGGAGGTCGGATCGCTGATGGATGTCGCACTGATCAATTCGTCGAAGGGCAGGAGCTATCTCGCATGGCTCTGTCTGCGCACCGCGGATCCGCAGATCACCCTCGAGACTGTGCGCGCGATTCCCGCGGTTGACTACCTGCTCCTCTGGCCCATGATCGAGCAGGGTATCCCGCTGTGGAATGTGCCCCCCGCCAAGGACACCCGCCGCCCCCCGGTGCCCGAACGAGAACCGCGCACCTCATCTCGCGAGCCATCATCCGATTCTGCCGCGAGCGATACCACTGGGCCCCCAGCGTAACTCGAAGCCAGCGCATAAGTGATCTGAGCGATCTCCCATGGCGGACGAACGACTCCAAATCCAGATAGACGCCACCGACGACGCCAGCCCCGTCCTGCGGCAGGTCGCCCAGAGCGCGACCTCCGAGATGCAGGAGGTCGCGGGCGCGGCCGACGAGGTCGGCGATGCTTCGGAGCAGGGCTTCGGACGCGCTACCGATGCCGCCGAGGAGCACGCCCAGGCCGTCGGCGGTGTCGTTCCCGAGCTCGAGCAGGTCGAATCCGCCACCCAGCAGGCCGCCGACACATCTCAGGGCTCCTGGTCGCGCATGAGTTCCTATGTCGAAGAGCATGAGCAGCAGATCCAGAAGGTCGGCCTCGCCCTCGCCGCCGTCGGCGCCGCCACCGTCGCCATCGCCGCCTCCAACCTGAAGGCCTACTACACCCAGGAGGAGGCCGAGCTCCGGCTCGACGCGGCCATCCGCGCCACCGGCAAGACGATCAACGCCGGCGCACTCAAGCGCCTCGCCTCGGACCTCCAGGAGGTGACGGCCTATGGGGATGAGGGGACGATCGCCATGCAGGCGATGCTCATCACCCTCGGCGCGGATGAGCAGCAGGTCAAGCGCATGACGCCCGTCGTGCTGGATCTCGCTGCTGCCTTCGGTATGAACCTCGAAACTTCCGCGCGCCTCCTCGCTCGCACCGTCATCCAGGGCGACGACGCGCTCAAGCGCTATGGCATCTCCATCGCTGATGACATCCGCGAGGCCGGCGATTTCGAGGCCATGCTCGGCGCGGTTGAGTCCCGCGTCGGCGGCACCGCCGAGGCGATGGCGGGCGCGGGCGGCGGCGCCAAGCAGCTCGCCAACGCGTTCGGCGATCTCCGCGAGATCATGGGCTCGGCCCTCGCTCCCACCTTCAAGCTCATCGTCGATGTCGCCAAGCCGGTCGTCTCCATCATGCAGTCCCTCGCCGATACCCCGGCCGGGAAGGTGCTCGTCGCGGTCGGCACCGCCGGCGGGATCGCCGCCGGTGGGCTCGGTATGATCGGCCTCGCCGCCCCTGCCGTGCTGCGCGGCCTCGCGGCGATCGATGCTGCGCTCATCAAGGTCGGCATCACCTCCCGCGCCACCGCCGCCACTGTCAGCGGGAGTGCTGCGCAGATGGCCACTGCCACCACCGCCGCGGGGGCCGCCGCCGGCGCCGGCGCTGCTGGTGCTGGTGTCGGTGCCGGAGCTGCGGCCGGCGGTGGCATCGGCCTCGGCGCTCGTGGGATCCTCGCTGGAGGGGCTATTGGCGCCGCCGCCCCCGTGGCCATTGGCGGCATCATCGTCAACAAGCTCTACAAGGATGCCCGGCTCGGAGCGCTATACATCGCAAAGATGGACAGAGAGGGCAAGCCTCTCTCCAAATCCCAGCGCCTCCGCCTCCGCCTCGGAGGCCTCAACCAGGACGAATACGAAGTCGCCAAGGCCGAGCAAGCACGCATCACTGCCGGCGAATCCCCCGACGACATGGCCGCCTGGCGCGGCCAGATGCAGGCGAAGTGGGGCGCCGCAGAGGTTCCCGCCGAGCAGCTCGCCCAGGCCATTCCCCAGGAGATCATGCCATCCCCCGAGCTCTCACCAGCGCGCGCAGAAGAACTCCGAACCCTTGGCAAGGAACTCGGCTTCGAGCCCGTCGGCCTCCCCGCCGCCGCCGCACCCGCCCGCCGTGGGGCGGGTGGCATGACAGAAGTCGGCCCCGGCGCATGGTCCCTCCCCGGCATTGGTGCCCCCGGCGCCGGTCCCTATGAGCCCGGCGGCGCCTCCGTCCGATCCATCCGCACCCTCGGCCCTAACCGCTTCGAGATCATCGTCGAGGTCGAGCCCAACATCTCCCCCGGCGTCTACGACGAGTACACCTCCGAGTGGATGGACGACCTCGCCTACGCAGGAGCCTCCTGATGCCCGCCCCCGCCGGTATTATCGTGGCCTGGCCGGACACCCCGGAGTCCATCCCCGAGGGCTGGTCCCGCGTTGCCGCCCTCGATGAGCGCTTCCCCCGGGGAGCCAACACTGCCGGCGCCACTGGCGGCGCCTCTACCCATACCCACTCCGGCCCCTCTCACACCCACACCGGCAACTCCCATACCCATACGATCTCCGGCACCAGCGGATCCGGGCCGACTTCGCCGAGCCCTCCGTACCCCCCGCAGCGCTACAAGATCAACACCACTCCCCCCGGCGGCGGCGGCTTCGCCGTCCCCATGCGCTTCGTCTCCCACGTCGCCCACACTCACAGTGCCAGCTTCCAACGAAGCGCGACCGTCTCCGTCGCCTCCGCCTCATTCTCCATCTCCAGCACCACCAACATCCCCCTCTACACCGATGTCATCTGGATCCAGGCGGACGGCACGACCGACATCCCCGAGGGAGGCGTCCTCTTCTGCGCCACCCTCCCCGAGGACTACGAGATCTACTCCCCCGGCCGCTTCCTCCGCGGCGCTGCTGCCGGCCAGGGCGGCGGAGCAGAGGGCGGGACCGCCTCCCCTCACACCCACACCGCCGGCAGCCACACCCATACGATGGCCAACCACGGGCACGGGTATCATTACACCAACCCGTTTCAAGGAACCTACGTCGCGACGCACACTACGTATCCCGGAGACTGCGTCGTAGAGTGGCACGACCACAGGATTTCGATCGCTGCTGCCTCCACATCGCTCTCCGGCGCGGCGCCAACAGTCGCCTCTGCCCCCGGCCCCGATCCCCCTTACTACAAGCTTCTCGCCGTCCGCAAGCAGGAGGGGGCCCCCGCCCTCACCACCGCCCTCATCGCCATCTGGACCGGCGCCGCCGAGTCCATCCCCGAGGGCTGGGCCGCCTGCAACGGCGGCGAAGGCACCCCTCCCCTCAACCCCGGCGGCCGTTTCGCCCTCCCCGCCGCCAACCCCGGCGAGGTCGGCCAGACCGGCGGGCGGACATCCCACAGCCACTCCAGCTCCCACACCCACAGCCCGGCCGCCTCTCATACCCACACCCTCTCCATCGGCGCCGCGTTCGATGGCATGATCAAGGACGCGGCCTATCTCTACCTCCGCGAGCATGATCACTCCCTCGGCTCCATCGCCTGCTCCAGCGTCGGCGCCGGTGTCCAAACCTCATCCGTCAACACCACCACCAGCGACTGCCTCCCCCCCTACACCGATGTCATCTGGATCCAGTACACTGGCGCCACCATCAGCATCTACCCGATCGCCGAGGACGGGAACCTCTTCGGCCAGCGCGCCCGGGCTTTCGGCACCCCCGACAACCCGAACGTCTCCTTCGAGATCCAGGACATCGCCGACGGCACCTGGTCCACCCCAACTCAGCCCCTCCCCGGCGACGGCAACACCATGCCCGACATCGAGTGCCTCTCCGATGGCCGCCTCCGCATCGCCTACCTCGACTCCGGCGGCGCCCTCCAGCAGGCCCTCTCCACCAACGACGGCGATTCCTGGGAGGTCGTGTGATGGCCGTCGGCAACCCCGCTATCGCCACCGATCTCTACGGTGAGCAATACTGCTTCTGGACCGACGGCACCGCCGTCAAGTTCTCCACCGACCTCCGCACCACACCTATCACGGCCTTCTCCCAGGCCGTCGCCGATAATCCGATCGCCGTCGTCATCGATGCCAACGCCCGCATCCGCGTCACCTACCTCGATGCGTCCGGCAACCGCCTCACCAAATCCTCCCGCCGCGACGGCGACTCCGGAACGTGGAGCTGACATGGCGGGCATCGGCGTAGCCAACCTCATCATCACGGACAAGCGCTCCGACGGCTATATCGAGAGCCACGCCTGGGGGATGGATTTCCCCCTGCATAACCTCGATCGCACCCGCCGCACCCCCGGCCCGCTGCAGTCCCAGGCCTACGAGATCCCCGAGTGGTCCCTCACCAATACGCGGCCCATCCCCGAGCTCAACGCCGCCATCCTCGCCTGCCACGCCGGCGCCACCGACATGGTCCTCTCCGGCTGGACGCAGGAAGTCTCCGCCTACTGGAAGGAGATCAAGCCCCCCGGCCGCTACCACAAGTGGCTCAAGTGGTACGACGGCCGCCCCGATCAGGCTGCCTCCCTCCTCTACAAGACCGCCCTCCCGAAATGCCCGACCTGGCGCTTCATGTTCCTCCGCGCCCAACCCCCCGAATCCCAGACCCAGCCCGTCGATCTCGCCCTCACCCTCAACGCCCTCGGCACTATCCAGTACCAGCTCTACCTCCCCCAGCTCTGGTACGAGGACCTCGGCGCATCCCAGCCCGACACCTACTACCCCTCCCTCTGGAAATCCGTGAACGCGGGGGCCACCTGGACCTGCGTCGATGAGTTCATGCGCGAGGAAGCCTCCCGCTGGCTCACCGGCGCCTTCGAGCGCATCGAGTACGTCTACTGCCGCTTTGTGCCCGAGCATCTCGTCATCTCCCTCGGCAGCTCCGACGCCCTCTGGTGCTACCACGAGCCCGAGCTCGATATCCCCCAGGGGCACGTCCGGGTCGAAATGCACGGCGGCCAGGCCGCCTTCCACTTCAAGCTCGCCAAGTACATGGCCGACGGCTCCCTCGAGCGCAACGTCGGCATTATCGCTCCCGACTTCCTCTCCGCCGAGACCGACACCGTCCGCCACCTCGGCTCCCCCGGGCTCTCCGGCGCGATCGCCGTCTCGATGCAGTCCGCCGACGATCAGCTCTGGCCCAAGGCTGACCTCGTCTCCAGCGGCGGCAACTACTGGACCCCCATCATCTACGAGATTCAGGCCACCCGCCCCGCCACCCACGCCGAGCCCATCGCCACCGTGCTCTTCGACAACGTCGAGGTCCCCGAGGACCAGGGCGTGCTCGAAGATGTCGAGTTCATGATCGCCTCCGGCTGGCGGGGCTCCTCATTCTCGGCCCGCCTCCGCACCCAGGGCGAGTACGCCCCCACCGGAAACGAGAAAGCCCAGCTCGCGGTCGCCCTCGACACCGGCGAAGAGCTCGAATACATCACCCAAGTCACCGGCTACCTCGACTGCCCCAAGCGCGCCATCGATCCCCGCGACCCCGGCGCCATCATCCTCGATCTCTTCGCCCGCGATCGCCTCATCCGCCTCCAGAACAAAGCCGCCCGCCTCCTACCGAGTTTCGCTGGCTGGTCCTTCGCCGATGCCTTCTCCTGGCTCCTCCACGAATGCGCCGGCCTCCCCGAGGCCGACATCCTCCTCGACGAGGACGCCGCCGATTACATCTACCCCTGCCCCCTATCCTCCCTCCCCCTCAAGTTCGATGCCACCGCCAACCTCGTGGACGTCGCCGACCAGCTCGCCCAGGCGGCCAACCGCGAGTGGGGGGTCAACCAGCAGGGCAATATCTTCACCCGCATCCGCGGCGGCCCCGCTTACTCCGGCACCCCCGACTGGACCCTCGATCAGGACACCGTCACCGAAGCGGACACCGTCTACCTCGTCCAGCTCGAGCGCGACATCTTCTCCCTCCGCAACCACGTCCTCGTCCTCGGCCAGGACCGCGACGGCAACGACGTCTGCGCCTCCTGGCGCCACCTCCCCTCCGTCGTAAACCCCGACTATGACCCATTCATCGGCGACGACTGGTGGGAGGTCTCCATCGCCCCCGACGGCTGCGACCCCTGGTCCATCGCCGCCTATCGCGGGACCGAGCTCCTCTCCTACCGCGCCCTCCTCATGTGGGAGAGCGATGGC